ATTGTCCCAATTTGCAATTCCTTCAAAAGCCTTTTTAAGTTGATCTGCAAACTCTTCATTTGCATCTTTAATTTTCTTTCTACCTAAAGAAATTTCTTTAGCATTCTTTATAGAATTTAAAGCATCGTCTGATTCCTTAGGGACCTTAAGCGAATAACCAGAGGTCTCTACCGCACCTTCACCAATCAATTTTATGATTGCTTGAAATGATGCTCCATCTTGCCCTGCTACCTGTTCGATACGTCCACGTACAGATGTCACCCTACCAGCAGAATCTTTGCCAGTAAATAGGTACGCCATTGCGCCCTCATAAGTATTAAAGAAAGACCTTGTTTCAGCATTTTGTATACCATTAACAAATTTATCCCAAGTAGACTTACCTTCTCCATAAAGAAGATAGGATACTGTATCCGCTTCTTTGCCCGGAGCAGTTCTAGCAACTATCTTTGCTATATTGTCTTGGTTTAAAATTCTAAGTTCATTTGCTAATCCAAGGTACCAGTCTTCATCTTTTGAATAAACAAGATTATATCCACGCAGTACAGAAACTTTGTCTACTTCACCTCTAGAACCCACTATTTTATCACCCATAAGAGAGAAATAGCCAGATTTATTTGTATTAGCAATAGTTTCATTTGCTAGTTCTTCAGCAGTAGATAGTTTAATATTTTTGCCAAATACATTGTGTTGATGTTTGTCAAAACTATTAATCATCTTTCTCCAGGCCGGACCTTTTTCAGATCCTAGCCACATACCAACAGCCGCTAGCGGGTTATTGTAGAATGATATATGGCCATTAAGCATAATACGAATTTGCTCTTCACCTATATTGCGAATAATATAGGCTGGTCTAGTTAAAAGAATTCTTTTCCAGTAATTATTAGTAAAAGTATCTGCAGCATTGTAAGTAGATCTAGAAAAACCACGAATATATTGAGAGTACTTACCGACCCTAGAAATTTCTTTCATTAATTCTGTGGCTGGCGGAAAATAAATCATAGAATTTAAACGTTCAGACTCTAGATGTGGGCCACTAAGGGTAATTTTTTTGCCATCAGAAACAACAAACTCTATGTTTGCGCCACCCCTATGTAATTCAGCCCAATATTTAGACTGTTCTTCTGCATTCTTTTTGAATACTTTTGTTAATTCCTGTAGTTTGTCGGCACCAATTCCTGCCTTTTCAAAAGCAGCGGCGTTTGCCTTAAATACAGCATCGTAAACTTTAGTTGATGCTTGAAATGCAGAGACTTTTGGATCTACGTTAAATACTATATCGTCAACCAAACCTTTTAATACTGTTTCGTCAACTTTTAATGCTCTACCAAAATTAGAAACAACCTCTACTAAAGCATCTTTGTCTTGATAATGTACTAGACTTCCTTGCTTTGGCACATAGGTAGTATAACTTTTGCTTAAGCCATTGTATAATTTTTCCGCAATAGAAATTTTCTTAATACCTTTGGCAGCCCATCCAGCAATACCTTGGGCTGGCCTAGCAGCAACACCCTTAGTAATTTTATTTAAGGCTCTAGATGTTGATGTGCCACTTTCTAAAACATTTTGGACCACTGAACCATCGGCAATAAAAGGCGCTAAAACTTCTAAAACTTGCTTTCTATCCTTTGCGCCAGCAAGTGCTACTGCTTGAGATGTAGTAAATCCAGCCTTGCCTCTTCTTCTACTTGCCTGCCAGATATCATACCAGTCATCCATTTCTGCAATTTCATCCAGTATTGGTTTGGCAGAGTCACCGTTTAAAAACTTTTCAAGCGCATCGTAGTTTATTCCTTTTTGAAGAGCCTGAGATTCTTCATCTAAACTTGTTAGTTTTAGTAATTTTTCATCAAATACTTTTTGAAACTCTGCTTTTTGTCCAGCAGCAACTGATTCAAGTCCAGGTGCTATATCAAAAATTTCAAGTTCTTGTTTTGCTTTTATAAACTCATCTGAGGCAGCAGCAATTTCAGAATCAAGTGCTGTTAATTTTTTCAAATCTTCAGCAGATGCTCTGCCTTTTGCATAGGCTTCTGATTTAACGATAGCATTTTTTGCCTTTAAGGCTTTATTAACTTTGGTTACTGGATCCATATAAATCATTAATCCAATTTCACCAATAGCGTTTATAAGTCTTGCTGTTCCGCTCTCTAAATTTCCACCAGTCATAACAAAAGAAACAGGATCAATTGGAGAGTAAGGTCTATATAAAGGATTGCCTTCGCTATCTAATACTTTTTCGCCTTCGTCATCTAATACTAAAATTTTACCTTGCTTTAATTTTTCTTGACGAACTCTAAATCCAACGCCACTTTCTTCGTTGATAAAAAATCCAGAACCTGTATCTATTTTTCCTTCACGAATAAATTGCTTAAGTGATTGAACAGCATAGGTTTGATCTATACCTTCCCAGACGGTATTTATTTTTTTACCTGTTGCAGCGGCAGCCACCATATTGCCAAAAGTATTAACTACTGCTTCTACTGGGGCAAATAGCCCAGCAGTTGTTAAACGAGAAAATCCTTTAATACCAGTCCACACGTTGTATGGAATTCCCAAAAATTTATTTTTAAAACTTTCGTTTGATATTCTTTGATTTTCTTTTAATTGATCTAATTCTCTTTTTGCCTTTGTCTGTGCATCAATTTCTATAAAAGTGTCAACTAGTTTACTGGACCCAATAGATCCATTTTTGTATAGGCCAGCAACTACACCAGCCGAAGCACTAGGATTTGATGAGATGGTTTTTCTAAGTTCATCTCCTGATGGTCCTGTAAGAATTTCTGCTTGTTGCTGCAGGTCAATATAGTCTAATTGTTGTTGAGTAAGATTTCTATCTATCGTTCCTTCAACTATATAATTTCCTTGGGCATCTTTTTTAATTTTTGGATATGCCACTAGATCCTGCCTTCAGCGCTCAAATACTCCAACATACGTCGAACATCTTCATTGCTTGGATCCTGAAGATATAGTGCCTGAATTAATCTTGCAGAATTATCTTGTTGTGTTTGTGGGACTGCTGCTGGAAGTGCTAATGCTTCAGAGCCAGCACCTGGCCCAATATCTATGCCATTTGTAATAGGAACATCTGGTCTTTGAGTTGGTGCATCAATCGGAATAATTGGTGTAGCCTGAGGTGCAGCAGCCATAGGACGTGCAGCAGCAACAGGATTACCAGCCATAGGTGCAGAGGTCTGTTGTTGCATTTGTGCTTGACCTTGTCCATAGGCTAAGCCTGACATATAACGTGCAGGTTGTGTCCCAGATTGTCCTGCTCCGCCAGTTGCTGATACATTTGCAGGATTATTCTGTGGTGCAGTTGGACGGTAACCGCCTCTGTTCTCTGCCATAGTTCCTCCTACTTAATTTTTCTAGGTTGTTCTTTTGATATGTATGGGCCTGCTGTAAACGCTGTAAGTCTAGATGCAATCTCCATTGCTTGGTATGCATCTGCTCCAGCATATAAAGCGCCTAGTGCGTAATTTGCACCTGAGCCTGCAGCGTATACTCCATCTGCAGATTTGCTTATTGACAACTCTTGGTCAACATCAAATATTTCTCCACCTACAGCCATAATAAACTGAAAGCGAGATTCTTTCGTATCTTCATCAAAGTTATAACCATTCTCTATCATACATTTGCGTAGAGAAGGCATAGCCTTTACAATCATAAAATGATATAAATCTTCTTTGTCTTGCTTTGTGGGAACTGGTGGCTCCCAAATATGTTGCGCTATATCGCAGGCTAATGTTTCACCAGATCCTGCAATTAAGAACATACCGTTCTCTGAAATCTTTTTAACTTCAGGATGGTTATAAATCCTGCCATCTGCATCAGTTGTTTGGCTATCAGCAACTATGAAGCAGCGGTCTTTATGTTCTAATCCAATAATTGTTGTCATTGTCCCCTACTTAATTATCGTCGTCGAATAGTTCTTACGCTTGCGTTTGCTTCTCCGCCTGATGTTAGGCTAGATAAAAGACTTTGAATATCTGGTGCAGCCTCTGCTGGAGGTAGTTCTGCCATACCTTGTTCTGGTGTAGGACCTCCTACTGGGGCAGCAGCGGGAGCAGGGGACGTTTGCTCAACCTGAGAAGGTGCGCCAGCAGGAGGAACTTGTTGCGCTTGAGGCGCAAATATCTCTTCAATTGCATCCTCTATTGCTTGTCCCTTTTGTCGTGATTTAATAACGTCAGCGATTTTCTTAACAATATCTGAAGGATCTTGTCCGGCAGCAGCCATCTGGGGTATGGCTTGTGTATATGCCTGAAGTGAACCGATAAGAGCATTACGCATATCTTCAATTTCAATCTTCTCTTGCTCTTGCGTAACATTGACATTAAATGGTAACTCTCTCATCGCCATATCCTTGGAGATTAACTTACCTCCAAGAGCCTGTAACATAAATATAAGTCCTTGTGCTGGATTAAGACCAGCAAGCATTCCGTAACGAACATCAGCAGAGTAATCTTTCTTGATGTCTTTGCTTGGCTTGTACTCTAATGCGTAAGGTGAACCAGCATCTACGCCACGAATTGTTTTAACTTCATCAAAGAACATCTCATCAACTTCAAAGCAAAGACCAATAACATCACGAAGTGCTGTAGCAAAGATTGCTTGCGCTGATTTAACCTGTGTATCAAAGGCACCCATAAGAGCCTGTACACCCTGGCCAGTAACAATAGAAGCGTCGATATTACCAGTACGTCCCTCTGGATAACGAGCACCAACACGCAACTCTTGATTTAATAATTGTTGTTCAGTAAACGCACCTTGTGGTATAGTAAGTTCTACACGACGAACACCTGCTGGGTTAGAGGTACGAATAACCGCATCGCCACCAAGTTGCAACTCTTGTACATCTTGTGGAAGTACAATAGGAGCCTGTACAGATTTCTCTGCAGCCTCCATAGCCAACATAGCAAAACGGTTACGAAGTAATTGAATTCCCAATACATCATCAAATTGTCCACGCATCTCACCATCAACAGA